AGGTACTAAAACTTTCAGTGGTGTTATAGATATAACAAACACAACAGATTCTAGTAATAACAGTGGTGATACAGGAGCACTTAGATGTGAAGGTGGTGCTAGTATAGCTAAAAAATTATATGTAGGTTCTACAATAACAGGTTCTGCCGATGTAATAGCTTACTCAGACGAGCGTTTAAAGAAAAATGTTAAAACATTAGACGGTAAGAAAGTGTTGGAGATGAGAGGGGTTAGTTTTGAACGTGTTGACAGTGGAAAACAAAGTTCAGGTGTAATAGCTCAAGAAATGGAAAAAGTTGCGCCAGAACTTGTTATAGACGATGGTAGCTATAAAGGTGTTGCTTATGGTAATATTGTAGGTTATTTAATTGAAGCTATTAAAGATCAACAAAAACAAATTGACGAATTAAAAGAAATTTGCAATGGCTGTTCCAAGTAGTGGTGCGTTAAGCCTTGCTGGTATTAGAGCAGAGTTAGCTACTAATACTTACAATACTAGCGCAACAACACAAGCAAGTCTTTTGCAATGTTCTAACGGTGCTGTAGCAACTATTAATACAGCTAACGCCTCTAGTAATAGACCTGACGGTAGTGCACCGCATGCAATGACTGAATTTTATCAATACGACCATGATGCTGCAGCCGCATTTGCTGATAATAAAAGTTTTGATTTTGATGGAACTAACGATCGATTAGAAGGGTCTGGTAGTCTTGCACAACAATTTATTGGAGGAGCATCATCAGCTGGCGCTGGCTCTATTAGTGTTTGGGTTAAGCTAGATTCAATGTCTGGTAATGGGTTTATATTTCAATTAAGTCCTGAAGAAGGCACTACAAATCTAGTATTACTTCTTTGGAATAATGCTGCTGGTAGAATAAGAGGTAATGTTAAAGTAAGCAATGCTACAAATGTTGTTAACTCTCAAGCCGGTTTAGAAAACGATGGTAACTGGCATCATGTAGCTTTTACTTGGGAATATGGATCTAAAACAGCGGCTAACAATGAGACTAAATTATACATAGATGCTTCACTCAAAGATACAGATGCTATATCAGGTGGGTGGAATGATGGAAATGGCCCTGCAGTTGTAGGTTTTGGTAGAAATCACCCTACAGGCAACACAAACCCTTTTAATGGTCACATGAACGATATAGCTTTATTTAATGATAGACTAACAGCTTCTGAAATTACATCTATATACAACTCAGGATCGCCAAAAGACGAAAGCGGTCATTCAGGATTATTGGCTTACTACACTATGGAAGGTTATAGTGATGAGGACACAACGTTAACTGATGACTCTAGCAACTCTTACAGCTTAACAATAACTAATAGTAGCAACATAGATAGTTCAGACACACCATAATATGGCAAGAAAATACGTAATAATAACAAGCAGTGATGTAAGCTCTGTAGATTTTACCAAGGTACAAGAAACATCTGCGGAAACATTGAGGTGGAATAATGACAATACAAAAACCTTTGTAAAGTATGAAGGTTCCAAACCAACATTCTTACACGGTAAAACAACTTACACTTACACAGAAATATTAACAATATTAAATGATGTTAATGGTGAGTGGTATGTAGAAGATGAAGAATAGTGTAATTATTCACTATTTTATGTGATATTATAAATAGATAAATAACAATAAAATTAACTTAAATTAAATAAAATGGCAAAAAGAAAAACACCTAAGGTTAAAGACCTTAAAGTAAAAGCAGAAAAACTGCAAGAACAAGAACTAAATGATTTACAAAGTTTAGTACAACAAATAGATATGTTACACCTGAATATAGGTAGAACAAGAGCTGCAGAGCACGATTTGTTACATAAATTAGCTGTTCATCAAGACCAAGTAAAACTTATGCAAGCTAAATTACAAGACATTTATGGAGACGCTGATATTGACGTGAGAACGGGGGATTTAAAATACAAAGATGAACAAGCTGATTCGTAAAATATCTATAGGAAAAGATTATAAAAATGACGCCATGCACTATGCCGTAGGGCAAGAAGTGTATGGTGGTCATACTATCTGTGATATATTAGAGGAAAAAAACAAGTATTCTATCTATATTAAAAAAGGCAGAGAAGTTATACCGTGGAAAGACTTTAATAAAAACATGGCTATATCCGTAGAGTATAACTTAGAGTATAAGTAATGAGAGGTATTTACACTTTTGTTGTAAAACCAAAAGGTGAAAGATATAATAATATAAAAAAAGTTGGCGATAAAGAACTTATATTAAACACAGAAGTATCTCACCATCAATTTACAAACAGAGAGGCTATTGTTAAAGCTGTACCAATGGCTAAACTGACAGACATAAAGGTTGGAGACACGGTCATAGTTCATCACAATGTATTTAGAAGATGGCACAATCAATATGGCGTTGAGAAAAATAGCGGAAGTTATTTCAACAAAGATGCTTATATATTAAACGAAGATCAAATATTTGCGTATAATAATGGTAGTGGTTGGAAAGCATTAGAAGGTTATTGCTTTATACAACCATTAAAACAAGATAACAAATTACTTTATAAAGGAAGTGAAAAGTTACAAGGTATTGTTGTTTACTCCGACGGTACTGTTGAAAAAAATAGCTTAGTACAGTTTAAAGCTGTAGGTAAATATGAGTTTGTTATCGATGGTCAAAGGCTTTACAGAGTAAAATCAAATAAAATTATAATTAAATATGAATATCAAGGAAACGAAGAAACGTATAATCCAAGCTGGGCATAGAGCTGTTGAAGAGCTTATTAAAGTTGCTAAAGAAGATATTGTAGATTCTGACGATGATATATCAGCTGATAGATTAAAAAATGCTGCAGCAACAAAGAAACTAGCTATATTTGATGCGTTTGAAATATTGAATAGAATACAAGAGGAAGAAAACTTAATTGAAGGTAGAGAACCTGAAGAAAATAAAGTAAAAGTATTTAAAGGTTTTGCAGAAGGTAGATCAAAGTAATGTATAAGCAGAATTTATATAAAGTAGTTGAACCTATAAAGAAAACTACTATAAACAGGCTTAATAAAAGTAAGAAGTGGAAGTATGGTTACAATAAAGAACAGGATATTGTTGTTATATCAAAGACTGGGCAAATTGGTGAAATACTTGAGATTCAAAATTTTCAAATAGCACTACCAAAACAACCTAAAAATATATATACTAACAAAGAAAAGAAGTGGAAGCAGTTTGAATATCCTAAAGAATTAAAAAGATTAAAAAGTATATTTGATTGGAAGAACTATCCAGAAGAGAATAAAAGCCAGTGGTATGAATATATTGACGAAGAGTTTACAAGAAGAGAAGAGGGTTTTTGGTTTGACAACAATGGGAAGAGTACATACATCACGGGCACTCATTACATGTATTTACAATGGAGTAAGATTGATGTTGGTGCTCCAGACTTTAGAGAAGCCAATAGGTTGTTTTATATATTTTGGGAAGCGTGTAAAGCAGATAAGAGATGCTACGGTATGTGTTATCTTAAAAACAGAAGATCTGGATTTTCTTTTATGTCCTCTGCTGAGACTGTCAATCAAGCTACGATTTCGTCAGATGCAAGGTTTGGTATATTATCTAAAACAGGAGCTGATGCTAAGAAAATGTTTACCGACAAAGTTGTACCTATATCAATTAACTACCCGTTTTTCTTTAGTCCTATTCAAGATGGTATGGATCGGCCTAAATCAGAACTCGCTTATAGAGTACCTGCGTCTAAGTTTACTAGAAAGAAGATTACGACAAACGAAAAACTAGAAGAAATACAAGGGTTAGATACAACTATAGACTGGAAAAACACAGGTGATAACAGTTATGACGGTGAAAAATTAGCATTATTAGTTCATGATGAAAGTGGTAAGTGGGAAAGACCAGACAATATATTAAACAACTGGAGAGTTACAAAAACTTGTTTACGATTAGGTAGTAGAATTATAGGTAAGTGTATGATGGGATCAACGTCAAATGCTTTAGACAAAGGAGGTGATAACTTTAAAAAATTATATGGAGCATCTGATGTTACAAAGCGAAACAGAAACGGACAGACAGCGTCTGGTTTATATTCTCTTTTTATCCCAATGGAGTGGAACTACGAAGGATTTATTGATGAACACGGAAGTCCAGTCTTCGATAATCCAGATCATGAAGTCTTCGATCCACACGGAGAGTTAATAGATATTGGTGTTATAGAGAACTGGCAAAATGAAGCTGATGGATTAAAATCAGATCAAGACGCTTTAAATGAGTTTTACAGACAGTTTCCTAGAACTACAGAGCATGCTTTTAGAGATGAAACAAAAAATAGTATATTTAACTTAGTTAGACTGTACGAGCAAATAGATTATAATGAAGAGTTAGGATCAACATTAGGATTATCAACTGGTAGTTTTCAATGGGTAAATGGAATTAAAGATACTCAAGTTATGTTTTACCCAGATCCAAAAGGTAGATTTAAAATTAGTTGGATCCCACCTACTCATTTACAAAACAATATAGTTATAAAAAATGGAATACGATACCCAGGAAATGATCACATCGGTGCGTTTGGCTGTGACAGTTACGATATTAGTGGTACTGTTGATGGTAAAGGATCTAAAGGAGCGTTACATGGATTGACAAAGTTTTCAATGGAAGATGCGCCTCCAAGTCAATTTTTTTTAGAATATGTAGCAAGACCGCAAACTGCAGAAATGTTTTTTGAAGATATACTTTGTGCTTTAGTGTTTTACGGCATGCCAATGCTCGCTGAAAATAACAAACCTAGATTACTATACTACTTAAGACGTAGAGGTTATAGAGGTTACAGTATGAACAGACCCGATAAACTATGGAACAAGTTATCTGTAACTGAAAAAGAAATAGGTGGAATACCTAACACAAGTGAAGACATAAAACAAGCACATGCTGCAGCTATAGAAATGTATATACAGCAATATGTTGGTAACGTTGGAGATGATAAATACGGAAGTATGTATTTTAATAGAACTTTAAATGATTGGTCAAAGTTTGATATAAACAAAAGAACAAAGTATGACGCCACAATAAGCTCAGGATTAGCAATAATGGCTTGTAACAGAAACTTATATAAACCAAACCCAAAGCAGTTCAAACAACCAATCAACATAAATATATCAAGATACAATAATAAAGCAGGACATTCTAAAATAATTAAACGATAATATGGCACAGTCTGTACATAAAAATTTTCCTTCTCAAGTTGTTAGTGATCTCGAAAAGATTACTAATAAGTATGGTTTAGAAGTTGGTAAGGCAATTGAATCAGAATGGTTTGATGATGCTGGCTCTCATAGGTATTCACATACAAACAGAAAGTTTCATAACCTTAGGTTATACGCTAGAGGAGAGCAATCAATACAAAAATATAAAGATGAGTTATCTATAAATGGTGATTTGTCTTATCTTAATTTAGACTGGACACCAGTGCCAATTATACCTAAGTTTGTAGATATAGTTGTTAATGGTATGGCTGGAAGAGGATATGATATAAAATCATATTCACAAGATCAGCACGGTGTTAGTAAAAGAACTGAATACATGAACAGCATGATAGCTGACATGGAAACAAAAGAGTTTAACAACGCTGCTAAACAACAGCTAAATATAGATATGTATGAAAACGATCCTTCTGAGCTACCTGATACAAAAGCTGAGTTAGAATTACACATGCAATTAAATTACAAGCAAGCTGTTGAAGTTGCAAACGAAGAAGCTATAAACACTTTGTTAGATGGTAGTAAATATGATTTAATAAGAAGAAGATGTTTAGAAGATTTAACTGTTTTAGGTATGGCTGTAACTAAAACTAGTTTTAACTGGTCCGAAGGAGCTAAAGTAGAGTATGTAGACCCAGCAAACTTAATTTATTCATACACTGATTCGCCTTATTTTGAAGACATATATTACGTAGGTGAGGTTAAAGAAATACCTATAAATGAATTAGCTAAAGAGTTTCCAAACTTAACCGAATTTGATTTAGAGGATATACACAAGCTATACAACCCAAGCAACTCAACAAAATACAGATCACAAGGTAGCCAAGATAAAAATAAAATATCTTTATTATACTTTAACTATAAGACGTACATGAATGACACCTATAAGATTAAAACTTTAGGGTCTGGTGCTGAAAAAGCTATATCAAGAGACGATAGTTTTAATCCTCCTGAAGGTGTTGAAGATTATTCAAAAGTTCAAAGAACTGTTGAGTGTTTATTTGAAGGCGTTAAAATAGTAGGTACCGATAAACTATTGAAGTGGGAAAAAGCTGACAACATGATGAGAACTAAGAGTGATTTTAACAAAGTTAAAATGAACTACTCTATAGTTGCACCTAAAATGTATAATGGTAAAATAGAATCACTTGTAGGACGTATTACTAGCTTTGCTGATATGATACAGCTTACTCACTTAAAAATACAACAGGTACTATCTAGAATGGTTCCTGATGGCGTCTACTTAGACATAGATGGTTTAGCTGAAGTTGATTTAGGAAATGGAACAAATTACAATGCTCAAGAAGCATTAAACATGTTTTTTCAAACTGGTTCTGTTGTTGGTAGATCGTTTACTGGTGATGGTGATCAAAACCCAGGAAAAATACCTATACAAGAAATTTCAAATGGAGCTGGTGCAGGTAATAAATTACAAGCACTTATAGGTAACTATAACTACTATCTACAGATGATTAGAGATGTGACTGGTTTAAACGAAGCTAGAGATGCTTCAACTCCAGACTCTAGATCATTAGTTGGTATACAAAAATTAGCAGCAGCAAACTCTAACGTTGCAACTAGACACATATTAGATGCT